AGTCAGCGCCATCAGTCTTCTCCTCAACCGGGGCCGGGCACTCGGCGCACTTCGGGCACGCGGCCTCGAGTACGGACTTCGGGAGCTTCACCGGCTCTGGCGCCATGATGCAGACCACCACCACCTCTGGGTCGTTGTCGCCGTGGACGGTCAGGCAGGTGCCCTTCTCGACATCCTTCTCGATGACCCAGCCGCCCTTCTTCAGGGTGTAGGTTGAGCCGCAGCCTGTGGCGACGAGCATGAGCAGCACGCACACGGCGCTCAGGATTCTTCGATTCATATCTCCTCCGGTATGTCGACGACGGAGATGAAGCCGACGATGCGATCGTAGGCTCTCCCGTCCTTGGTGATGGTCTCATTGCATACCGCCCCGCCGCCTGCGGAGTGGCCTGCTGAAGAACTGTTCCCGGCGATCCCTGTGATGGTACCGGCCTCTCTATCTACCTCCAGAACCAGACCGACATGCCCGGTGCGCGAGATGCCTCGGCGGACCTTGTTGGCGTCGTTGACGGGCTTGGATGTGCGGGTGCGGACGTAGATGAGGCCGCGAGGATCCTCGATGCCCCAGATGTCGTCTCGAGCGATGCGCCTGGACTCGTCAGCCTTGAGCCAGTGGTTCACGGCTCGCCCCGTCCTGACCTCGTGAAGGTCCAGACCCATCCGTCGCAGCGCGTCACAGCAGAAGGTGACAAAGTACGCACACCATGGGGGCCTGGCACCCGGCCTGCCACCCGCCACCCGCACAAAGAAGTCGACCTCTGGGCCACGGTTGCTGGTCTTCTCTTTGACCCCAAGCCATGACTCGGCGTAGCTCGCCAGAGCCTCTGGGGTGGTGCCGTCCACTAGAGCGCGGTGAACGTCGTCACGCCAGCGTCGGCTGTAGGCTGGCGCCCTGGGCGGATCCAACTGACCACGATTGTCAGCCCACCGCCCGTGGCGTTAGCCAAGTACAACTCCTGCCCCTTGCCAGACGCGGCATCCAAGCTCACGACGGCGAGGTGTGGCGACGCAATGGTGGCCGCCGTGCCGGCAATGCCGATCGTGGATGCGCTGGCGTTTACGACCGTCCAGTCTATCGTCCCGCTGGGCAGGTTGACCTTGTAGGCGGTGCCGGCTGCGAGGGTCTGCCTGACGGTGTCCCAGTACAGGGGCTGTTGTGGACTGCTCATGTGTCACTCCTTGGTGTGACGGGTTTACCTTGTCGCGCTGCTGTTGACCACTAGAAGGGGTAGTATTGCTCGGGCTTCTCGAACCTCTTCCTGATGTCGGGCTCTTTGGTCCACCCCTCCAGCGGTATCTCTCTGTCTGGACTCGCCGGGTCGGTGGGGATTGACGCCGCGTCGAGGCCGAACGGAGCGTCCTCTTGACCCTTCTGTTGCGCCTTGAGCTCGAGCTTGCCGAACATCTCGTCCCAGCGGCCCTGCATCCCCTCTGCCTCTTCGAGCAGGATCTCACGGTAGAGCTGCGTGAGGGACTTGATCTTCTCGCCCACCTCATAGGCGTACTCGTGGGCCGTACTACCCTCAAAGACCGGCCTGTCGCCAGCGCGGGTGGCCGTGCGATGGATCGCCTCGGCGTCTGCCGCTCCGCGCCCGAACTGCCGGGTTGCGCGGTCGATGAGCCCATTGATAGCGGTGCCCTTGAACTGGAACCCCACGGCCTTCATGCCCTCCCGCTCCTTCACCTTCCTCTTGCTCTTGGGGTCGGTGTTGAAGCGGTGCCACGCCGCCACAAAGACGGGCGAGTGCAGGGTGCGTTGTGCTGCCCGCCGCAGCGGCCCTTCGGCCAGGGACGGATCGAGCGCACCCAAGATGGCCTCGGCTCTGTACTCCTCTCTGGTGAGCGCCTCCACATCCTTGGCGAAGGACAGGTACTTCGTCTGGAGATCCTTCCTTCTCGCTGGGTCGAGGATCCTCTTGAGGCTGTCCCTCTCCTTCTGCGTGCGCTCGTCCTCTGGGATGGCCTCAATGCGGTCCTCCTCCTTCTGGAGCACCTCCATCGCATCGCGGTACTTCTCGATGTCCCCCTCTCGCTTGGTCTCGAGGCCGTAGTACATGGCAGCCGCAGCCCACCTGGGCGCCAACGAACGGATGAGGGTATCAGCGACGGCCAGCTTCGGGCCCATCTCCGCTTCCTTGCGGGTCTCAAAGAGGAAGTCGAGGAACATGTTTATGTAGATGTTGCCTTCCATGTAGAAGAGCCCCATGGACGCCTTTCTGCCCATGCCGCCGGTCTTCGCGTTGTCTATCCAGTAGGCCTTCGATGCCTCAATGTGGCGCCGCTTCGCTGGAGACAGCTTGGCCATCTCATCATCCGACAGCAGCAGCATCATCTCAGTGTCTGGCTCATCTCCCCTCTTGGCGCCTGGGAGCTCTATGGTGGCGTCTGGCTTCACAAAGCCGAGCCACTCCTGGATGGTTTCCCCGTAGTGCCCCCTCGAGGGCGCCGTATACGCAAGCGCCTCGGCGGTACGGAGCCACCGCTCCACGCTCTCGTGGACGGAGAATGAGGTGCCGTTCATAACGCTGAAGACACGCGGGTCGGCGGTCGCGGAGATGGAGTAGACGGGGCTCGCAGCCCCATATCTATTGAGCATGGCGCGCATCATCTGATGGTCTTCGCCGCTCACGCGCTGCGAAAGGGCAGCGGTCGTCATGGTCCTCAACATGTTGGTGGTGGCCATCTCACCCGCACGCTTGAGCCGCAGAGGCAGGTGGCTCACGTAGCCGCGAGGGGTGGCGCCCAACATAATCTCACCCCAGATGCCATCTTTGAAGAAGGGGAAGGTGTCGGTCACGATGCGCCAGGTGGAGAAGTCACTCAGCATCATGTCGAGCAGCGGGAAGTTGCGCTTGAATATCGCCAGCAGCGGCACGACCTTGAAGTCGACCGCCCACCTCGCGCCCGGCTCCATGGCTGCACGGCCCATCATGTGCCGGAACTGCGCGTCGGTCAGCACGCGGCCGTCGACCACCATCTTGCCGTTGATCTTCTGCGCCTTTATCTCGAGCGACCTGCCGACCGGGAAGTGGTACTCGATGGGGTTCTTTGCGGTGCCAGCCGGGAGGCTATCCCACTCCTTCATGCGCCGGTGCCACTGGTTTACCCCGTCCTCGATCTTGAACATGGTGTCCCACCAGTCATAGACCCGACGCCCGATGCCAGCGGTCATAAAGTCGCCAGCCCAGTCCCTGGTGGCGAACTCTGGGTCTTCGAGCCAGCGGCGCATGTTGGCGTCGATCTCACCCTTGACCATCGAGCCAGATATGCGCCCACTGTGCTCCAGGCTGCGGTAGATCTGTGGATCGACCAGCGTCTTCAGCCCCGCCTTGAAGCGCATGTAGTCAACCAGGCTGCCTGCGGCCTTGGCGGCGATGAACATATCCCCACGCCTCTGCATCTGCACGATCGTGTTGGCCCCCAGGGCCATCACATGCGAGCCGGGGTTGCCTGCCACCTTGCCGAGCTTGACTGCGCGCCAGTACTTCTCGATCCCCTTGAGCCACCCCATCGCAGGGAGCACACCAGCGTCCCGCGCCATGAGCTCGGAGACCTTGTAGAGCGGCTTGCTCATCCACCTGTCAGGCATGGCGGTGGTGATGTCGGTAAAGGGCTTTGCGGCGGCGCGACGGAAGGCGGCCTGCGCCTGTGCCGATGGCTTTGTGAACCCGAAGTATGAGGACATGAGTGCCTGGTCGGCGGTCAATCCAGACCCGAACACCTTGGTTGCGTTGCGCGGTCTGAGGTGCTCTCTGAGCATCCAGAGCCCCGACAGTGGAGCGCCGGGGCGACTTGTTTGCAATCGGTTCCATGCGTGCTCGAGGGCGTCACCGAAGAGCCACGTCGATGGCATGTCACCAGTGCGCCTATACTTGTCGATGAGCCCATTCAGGTAGGTGTCGACGACCCCCGGCGTGGTCGTTGTCCCCTCCATCTCGTCGAGCTTCTTGGTCAGGCTGTCGATCTTTGCGGTGTCCCGCTCTTTCCCCGTCTTCGCCTTCGCGTTGTTCAGCTCGTTCTTGAGAGACGTGTGCTTCTGTACCTCCTTCGACCCCTTCAACGCCTGGGCGCGCATCGTGGCCCGGTCAGCCGCGCTCGACATGGCGTACGCGGTCTTGCCGACGATCTCGCTGTCTCTCACGATGGCGCTCATCACGCCGTCCTGCACTCCCCTGGCCTTTGCCTGGGCACCAATGCGCCGGCTCACGTAGTCGAGCGCCTCCTTCTGGATCTTCGCCCGGAAGACCGGGTCTGCCTTCTGCTTCTTTGCCAGTGCGCGCAGTCCGTTGACGGTGACGATCCTGCCGTCTGGTCCCTGTAGCTCAAACAGCGGGTTGAAGACAGAGGATGTGCCCCCCTCGCCGCGATGCCTGCCCGCTGCGTCCTCGAGCGTGTCGGCAACCGTCTTCGCCATATCCTTCTTGACCTTGCGCGGCATCTTGCCGCCCCAGAAGGACTGGTTCGCGGTCTCTACAACCGTCTCGACCACTGTCGCCCGGCCCTTGGGGCTCGAGAACTGGTTGACGAGCTCGATGTCTACGGCGGCGATAACCTGCTGCGCCAGGCCCTCCTCTGTGACGATGCCGCGAAGGATGGCGCCCTCCTCACCGAAGATCTCAGTGAGGTCTCGGATCATGCCCATCGCCTCGTCCGGTAGGATGGTCGGCTTCGGGTCTCTCTTCGCCGTCGCCACCTTCCTCGACTTGCCCAGCGAACCGCCGGTCTGCGAAGAGATGGGCACCGTGTGAACCTCGAACTCGTAGCCGAGCTGCCGCTTGGGTGTGTGCGGCCAACTCGTCTCCGACAGCCCGGCCACTGAGTCGAGCACACCGGCCTCGAGAGCCTCGGTCGAGACCTTCCTCTTGCCCGCTGCCGCCCTCATGCCGCCCTTGGCGCTCACGTGGAAGGACACCGTGCCGCCAGACCCGGTTGGTCCGTCCGCGAGTGCGGCGGCGCGGCGTTGATGAGCCCAGATCGTGTCGCGTGGGGTCGGGGCTTCGGGGGTGGGTTCGGGCCTGCGCGCCTGGAGCTCCTCAATGGCCGCCCTCACCGCCTCAACCGGATCTGTCTTGGACGGGGTGCGTGCTTTGGCTGCGGCCACGTCGGCCGTGCGCCCTTCGTACCTATCCCACGCCCAAGCCGATGAGGGCACCTGGGGGGACGCCTCGGACCCCATCACCTCTTTCGCCCCTTTCATAAGGGCGGCGTCACCCTCGCTGGCAATGTCCTGGAGGATGTTGTCGGCGTACTCCACCAGGGCGCCGCGCACCGTCTCGAGTTCGTCGATCATGCGGTTTGTGAACCGCTCCGTGGTGGACTGGCGCAACTCCGCGAGCTCCAGGTCGGCAAGCCTTACCTGCTCCTTGACCTCTCGCAACGCGGCTATCGGCCCCTCCCACACCTGGACGCCCTCAATCTCCGCGATCATCCCCTCGGCGCTACTGAGCGCCTCTTCGGCTGTGGGGTCTGCGAGCCTCTTCCGCTCTGCTACGCGCACGGGCTCCGGTATCGTTGTCCTCTCAGCGGCACCGAGCGGTAGCACCTCGGCCTCTGGAAGAACGGTCAAAGGCGCCCTCTCCTCAAGCAACGCTTCGAGCTTCCATATCTCCGCTCGCACCTGCTCCAGCGTAAGGCCAATCCTGGCTTCTGGCGCAAACCCCTTCATGGGCCGGCTTGCCATCGGCACCTCACCGGGCGCTACGAACTCCCTATATCCTGACGACGTAAGGGTTGTCCCTTCGGGCTGCTCCAGAAGCCACGCCTCGTGTCCGCGCCACTCTTTCAACTGGGCTGCGATGTCTGCCTTACGCACCAGCGGCTCGCCAGCCGTCGCCCTGGCCGTAAACGTGGTGGGATGCTTTGGGCTCGGGACATCGGCCACTGGCCTCACGGGGCCGCCGCCCTCGTACCTGGGCCTGAGCGGCGTCTCGATAACCTCGGGTGGGCGACCCGCTGCCGTCTCCTCCGCCACCGATCTGGCGACCACATCGAAGCCCTCTGTGATGGCCTCTTCGGCAAGTATGGCCTCTGGCCCCGCCTTCTGAAGGAACTCCTCCCCGCCCTTTGTGTAGTGGGCGGCAGGGTCTGCAAATGCGCGCTGGGTGGCTGACGCTGCCCGCTTGATGCCGGTCGCCACCGCTGCCCTTCTGGGTCCCTTGGCGCCCTGCCACTCCAGAAAGAGGTCCATCGACTCGACGAACTTCCTGCCGGCTGGCCTGGCCATCGCCTTCATGGGGCGGTAGGCGATGAATGAGATCTCAGCCGGGAAGACCTCCACCGCTGCGCCGGGGTTGGCCAGTACGGTGATGACGAACGATGCCATCCCCTTGCCGAACATCTCGTCTATGGCCTCGTGGGCCTGCTCCTCGAGCATCCTCTTGCGCTCTGAGGAGTCCATCTCGCGCCAGACCGCGTCGGGGATGTTGCCGCCGACGATCGAGAGGCCCATGTCCCAGAGTCCATTGGCCAGGTTGCCCACGCTCTTGCGGGCGTTTGTGAGGATTGGATATAGCGCGGCCTTGGCCTCGGTGCTGACCATGGTCTCGTCGATCGCCTCCATCACCTCGGCGTCTTGTATGTCCCATAGGCGCTCAAGGTTGCGCCTATCCCCGGCGGTCAGCTTGTTGTCGCCGTACATTCCCGGCAGGAACACCCCGAAGTCGTCGTCGCTGTCCCACTCCTCTGGGCGGAGCAGCCGCTGAAGCCTCAGGTCGCCCTCAATGGCCTTCTCAACGGGCACCTCGAAGAGCTGGATGAACCGCTCCCACATGGCCTCGCTCCAGACCTCGAGGGACTTGTTGTCCATCACCATCCCGGCGAAGTCGAACGGGTCCAACGCTGCCTTGAGCAGATCCCTGGGGCCAACAGGGGGCCGCTCTGCCTTCTCGTAGAACTCCTCTCGGATCTCGCCCTTGCGCTTCATCTCAGCGATAGGTGCCATAACGCTGGCGGGGGCGGGCTCATCCAGGCGAGTCACGTAGTCTTCGCCCCGGTAGTCGGCTGACGGGATGTCTTCAAGCCGGCCAGCCACCAGGCGCTTGCCCTCCATGTAGTCAGCCACGGCTGAAGGCATCGGCTCTGGCTCGTCCCTTATCTCTCCAGCGATGAGGCGCTTGCCCTCCATGTATTCAGCCAGCGTAGAGGGCAACTCCCCCTCCAGCGAGGGCTTGGCTGGGCCCTCGAACGTGGCGGGATGGGGGATGTTGTAGCGCATGGGCATCGCAGGCGTCATTGGCTCGGGCTCTGGCTCGGGCGCAGTCTCTTCCCTGTAGACGCTCTCAGGGTCTTGCCCTAGCGCCTCTGTGGCCGCCAGCGTGTGCGCGTACTCTTCTGGGTAGTCCAGCGTCTCTGGGGGGCGCCCAGATGCCGCTGCGAGCTCCTGCGTAGACATGGGGCGCACGCCAGGGTCCACCGTCTGGTAGCCGAACCTCTCGAGCAGGTATGGCTGCATGTGAGTCGGATACGTTGCGATCTCTCTGCGGGTCATCACCGAACGCGGCTCTCCAGTGGCGGGATCCACGTTCGCGCTCGGATATGTGAACTCCGTAGGCGACGGCTCTTCTGCCGCGATCTGCCGCGCTCGCCACTCCTCGACCCGGCGACGCTCCTCCTCCTGCTGCATCTGCATCACGGCGGGAAGGTCGAAGGTCGGATTCACCGACTGAAGGCGCGGCTCGATGCGCTCTGCGGTAACGCTGCGCTGGCCAGCCTCTTCCATGGGCGGACCCGATTGCAACGGGGTGGTGCCCTCCTCCATGCCGGTGGTGAAGTCACCCTCGATGTAGGTGCTGGGGTCGGCGGCGTAGTAGTCCTCGCCGGTCAGCTCCTTGAGCACCGCAGCGAACTCCTCCTTGGTGTAGCCCTGGCCCGCTAGCTCTTTCGCGAGCTGCATGTAGGTCATGGGCATCGGCTACTTCTCGAAGGTCTCGAGGAACGCAGCCTTAGACGCTTCCGCATCCGTCACCGCCTGCAAGGCGTTGGCGATCTCGGTGTTGGCTGCCAGCACGCCCGCCCTGGCCTCCCTAAGAAGCTCCTTCCTACGCGCCTTCCTACCTGCGGTGGACACATTCTCCGCTATAAGCTTCTTCTTGACCCACCCCTCTACCGACACCTTGCCGCCTGGTGAGACGCCCCATCTGCTCAAGGCCTCCTTGAGGTCAGTCTTCCGGTCACGCACGTCCTTTTCGAACGACCTCTTGTCCCTGAGCAACGTACGCCGGTCCTTGGTGGACTGCTTGCCCGCCGCAGCCTCGGCCTCCGTTGCTGCCTTTGCGGAGGCGCCCTCTTCTTTTTCCACCTTCCCGAGTTCGACGTAACGCTTGTAGAGGTAGTTCTGCTTCTGGTTGCGCCACTGCCGGTGGAGCACCTTCTCGGCCTCCCCCTCTCCGACCATCTCGAGTATGCGCTGGTACTCGGGGCGATCACGCCAACTCGTCTTCCAGTCGTCCTCTCCGAGGCCGGTGGTGCGGCCCTTGTGGCCTACGTGTTCGCTGCGCGACACGGAGCGCGTGGCCCTGGCCAGCGCCGCCTTTGCCGTTGTCTCCTTGGCACGCAGCGCGCCCTCACCCTTGGCGAGCTCGTAGAACTGCATGGCGCGCTTCCTCGGGTCCATGTCGAGCTCGGCCTTGCCCGCATTGAGGAACTGCACGATGGCGTCCTTCGGCCGGGCACTCTTCGCGGCACCGGGCACCGACGCGAAGTCGGTGGTACGCCCCCAGGCCTCTTCCCTGAGCAGCTTGTTCGCCAGACCGTGCTGTTCAGACTCCCTGAGTGACGCGATTGCCCCCTGCAGGTCGACGATGCTGGTGTCGAGTGGGATGCGCACCTCGCCGCCGGGGCCGAAGAACGCCTCGGCCCGGCCGAGCCCCTGCGGCTTGCTCACGCCACGCAACTCCTCTGGAGTCATGGTGAGGTACTTGATCACCGCGTCGATGGCGGGGCCACGGTCGCCCTTCTTCGCAGCCTCTGCGATGGCAGCCCACTCCGCGCCAGCCGCTGCCGGGTCGGCGCTTATCTCTGCAATGATGGCGTCGCCTGCAGCAGGGTCTGCCATAACGCGCTCGACCACCTTGGGGAAGACGGCGTCGCCATACTTCCCTCGAGCTTCAGCGAGCTTGCCGAGGTAGTCGGCGGTTGGTGCCGGGTCACCCCCTACGCGCCCGCCGCCGCCCGGCCTGAGCGCCTGAGCGGCGCGGTGCTGCGGCTTCCATCCTGGCTTGGTGGCCTCTCCACCGAGCAGATCCCAGAACCCGGTCGCATCTCCCGGCACGCGCTTGAAGGCGCCCGACGAGAACAGCCCCTCGTGCCTCTCTGCAATCATTGCTCCCTGCCCCAACGCAGACGAGATGAGTTCGTCCGCGTGTGCCGCATCTCTCACGTTGGGCAGCGTGACGAGTTGCTGTATGAGTGCCTTGCGCTTGGGTGGCGCCGAGCCGTCAGGGAGCATCCCATAGTTTGCCTGTGCGGCTGGCATGTTCGCCAGCAGTTGCTCCAGGTCTCCCTGGCTCATGGAGATGGGCTGCATCCCCTCGGGCACGCCGGTTGGTCCTGCTGGGGTGCCCGAGGCTGCTGCCGCGCTGGGGTCTGTCGCGACGGGCGCCAGTGGCGCGAGGGGGTCTTGCGAGACGCCCTCTCTGGCACCCGTCTCGAACTCGCCCAGCATCGCTGCTTGTGCTTGCTGCGTCCTGATTGCGGCGGGGTCTTTGGATGCCTGGTAGACGCCGAGGCCGAACTGGCCGGCTTTCAGCACCGTGTTGGCGATGTCCATGGCGAGGCGCTGCTCCTGGGCGGCCTTGAACTGACGGTCCTGCTGCTCTCTGGCGTTGCGCTGCGCCTCTGTCTCCTCGCCTGTTTCGCTGGGCCGGATGGAGGCTGCGCGGCCGGAGTAGGGTGCGCGCTGGCGACCCTTGAAGAGTTGCCCGATCATCGCCGGCCTTCTTATGACAGCCATGCCTACTGCCCCGACCCATTCGGCGCCGCTGGCGCTTCCGCCCACGCGGCGGATTGAGTCATCGGCACCGCGCCCTCTGGGGCCTCACCTTCCCAATAAATGCCGCCAGGCGTCCCGTCTTCGTTGTATACGGCCATGAGCCCAGGGAGCTCGTCGATGGTCTTACCCTCGCTGATCATCTTGTTGACGATCATCCCGAAGGTGTTTGGGGTCAGGTTGATTGGCGTGCCAGAGGCGTCGGCAAACATGGTCAACCACTGGCTGACCCTGCTCATCTGCCTGAGCGCCTCACCGGCACCGAGGGCCTCGGCCAGTGCGTAGGCCTGAGTAGCCGTCCATAATCCGGTATTCGGGCCGGAATCTGGATGCCCGAGCATGGACTGATTGAAGATGCTGATGAACTGCACCTTTTGCACGGCGTCCATCGGCACGCTGTATGCGTCCATGGTTCCTGCGGCGATCACGATGCCGTCCTGGTAGTCGCCACCCTGAACGGCTGCCGCGATCTCAGTAAGGGTCTGCTCGAGTTGCGTCTGGGCGTTGTCGAGCACGTCCTGGGTTATCTGGTGAAGGGTGCCCTCGGTCTCCGCTTCTCCCAGCACCGCGTTCTGGAAGGCCTCTGCGCTCCCAAGTTCGGCTGCAGCGGCCTCCTTAATGCCGGCGGCATCGTAGCCAGCGATGGCCTGTCCCGTGGCGGCGGCCTTCTCTGCAGCCGCTATGTCGTAACCGGACATCGTTTGAGCCTGCGCCAGTCCGAGCTGCCCCTCTTCGGCGGCCTGCTGGCTCGCCATCTGGCTCTGGGTCGTCGCGGCCTGCTTGCCGAGTGTGCCTGCGGCCCCAAGGTTGCCCGCCGTGGTACGCCCCCTCTGCAGGCCTCGTGTCGCAGCCTCTGCCAGCGCCTGACGGGCGGCGACAAGGGCGCTGCGGTGCTTTTGCCCAATGGCCCCGTGTGCTTGTGCGAAGGCGGCCTGGGTGGCTCCCTTGGCGCTCTCGAAGGCCGTCCCATACCCCAACTTCGCCTCTTGCGCAGCGGCCTTTTGTACAGCGGCGGCGTCCTTGACCGCCTGCGGAACGGCGCCGGCCTTCGTTGCGACATCGTAGCCGGCTTGTGCCGACTTCTCGATGGTCTCCTTGGTGGCGCCGTACAGTTGCCCCTGGGCCTGCTGCCCGGTCTGCGCTTGTACATCTTGGGCCGCTACTTTTGTCTCTGTTCCCATGATTACACCAAGTGAGTCTTGCCGATTATGTATACCCAGAGACCGCCTGTTCCTACGATCATCTGGTCCGCTTGCCAGCCAGAGCCCCAGTTTCCGCTGTGATCGTACACCTGTGCTCGCACCTCTAGCCACTGTTCGGCGCCGATGGTCTCGGACAGTGCCGTGGTGGCCTGCATGTTGGTGCGGGGCGGGTTGTTGGTGGTTCCCACGCCACCGAGCCCACGGCCCACAAAGATCGGATACCCCTGCGCCGTCATGCCGTTGAGCCCGGGCTGTCCGCTGCCCTCCAGGTTCATGGCGTGGAGTTCTAGGTTGTGTGTGTTCATTGCCCCAAAGCTCAGGGGGAAGGTGCTTGCCGACTGAAGCGCGATCAGGTCGATCGCCTCGTCAATCCAGTTACCGGCACCCATCGGAGTTGGCTGGATATACCGCAACGAGCGCCTGGCGATCTGCTCGTAGCCAAACATGTCAGCCCTTGCGCCGGTGCCCATGCCGACCCCGATGTCGAGCTTGAGGTCTTCTCCGGCCGACGAGCCGCCGGGTATGTCCCGAACGAACACAACGCCCCCGGCACCGTCTGGCACGATGAACGGGATCCAACTCCAAGAAAACAGGACATGATGGATGGTCATGGGCGACACAATCGGGATGTATCGCCTGTCGATGAACTTGCCGGCTGCGGACGTCACATAGGGGAACCCCACCGGGATGCCGACGGGGTCGGGCGTTGAGACGCCCCCGAACCGCGTGTTGTTGAACAGGGGCACTGAGAGCACCGTGTATGCGGCGGTGTCCTTGAGGGACTCCAGAACTGGCACCTCGCTGTGCATGTCATAGCCGCCCCTGAGTTTGGCTCGGAAGAACTCGTCGATGACGGCCATCGAGGTCTGGACGCCGGTCGCCGTATTGGCCTCTATGTTGTCGCCGGCCGTTGGCACCGCCGTGATGAGTGGGCGCGGCGTGCTCGAGTGCTGCCCGGCACCCGTCACGCTGTAGGTGTTGAGCTTGTTGCGCTCCCCCAGGTGTCTCGTGGGGATGTTCTGGATGGTGGCGCCGCTGTCCCTCTCCCTCAGTGGTGACAGGAACCGCAGCGAGATCTCAATGGAGACGAGCTCCACATAGGTGCTGGTCCCCAGGTTTGGCGCGGTGAGCATGAACACGTAACTCTTGTACGGGTCGATGGCGCGACGAATGTCTGTCACCACGTATGGGTTGCCACTGCGGATGTACCCAGAGGCCAGCTCGATATCGGCCACCACTTCACCGGCCCAGATGACCTGTGTGGGGTGCGTGTCGGTTATCGCGGCCCGTCCCCACTTGGGCTTCTTCTCAAGGATCGCGAGCCGCAGGTTGTAGTTACCCACACGCTCGTAGGAGATCTTCCCCTGGTGCGCCGATATGCCCGCAGCCGCGTTGCCTGTGGCCCAGTTGGACACGATGGCGCCGGGCTCACACCGCGTGTCGAACGAGACACTCACCTCGTCCAGTATGATCTCAGGGGTATCCGAGTTGGCTGTAGGGATGTTGCCCGTGTCTGTGTTCAGGGTGAAACTCAGGTCGCCTTGCAGTGGGGGCAGCATGAACGGGATGGCGTGCATCGGCCCGGAGCCGTCTGGTGCGTCGGCGTGGTTGGTGTACGAGCTAAGGTGCGGGATCGACAGATTGACCCTGAAGGGCGCATACCGAGCCTCGATCTGCTCAGACTCGATGCCGTCGCTGGTCAGGGCGATCTCATTCTGCATCACCTGAAGCGGGCCATAGATGTGGCTCACCAGGAGCTTCGCCCCGCGTGCCAACTTGTACCAGTCGATCTTGGCCATTACCTCGCCCGTACCTCCTCGAGCACCGTCAGGGTGGTGCTCCACGCCTGTATGTACCACGGGACGGTGCCCCACGACGCCGGCCCGAAGGTGCCGCTATACTGAGGGATGACGATCGACAGCCGCGCCTTCGACCCGGCCGGGATCGGTATGTTCAAGTCCTTGTCTTCGAGAAGGCGCCCCTGCAGCGGTCTCACGTCCTGAATGTCACCAGACTCGAAGACGGGGAACATGTCTGCCCACGCCGGCCCTGGGTTGGCACCGGGACTTGCAAAGAGCGTGAACAACTCACGGTTAATCACCCACTTGCGGCGCATGTACGACACGTCGGTCATCACCGCGTCTTCCGGCGTCGTCGGATTGAAGACATCGAAGATCACACAGATATCTGACGTGAAGTCGCCAGTAGAGAAGCCCGGCGGATGCGACGTGCCCCACTCGTACGCATCCACGCTGGCGACACGCGGGTCTTCCCCCAAGTACGGCCCACTACTCTCCACATGCATCATCACGCTGAGAGCGTCGACCACCACCGGCCGCTTGAAGGCAAACGTGCGGCTCCATGCCCACTGCGTGCCGTCCCTGTTTCCACCCCCGGCGTTCTGAGCGATGCCGGCCACATGAGTGCCCTTGAGCCTTAGCTTGTTATGCGGAGCCCCGATCGGTATCTCGCCATATACGTCCACCGAGCCCTGGTTACGAATCTCGAGCCACGGGAAGCGGTGCGTGTTGGTTGCGTCATAAGGCTGCGGGCTGAAGCCGGCATGATACTGCACGGCGATAAACCTGTTCTTGATGTCGCCTGGAGGCACGTCATTGAAGTCATCGGTGATGTCCCGCATCCCCTTCTCGAGACGCGACCCGTCGATGGTGGTGCCGTCGTAGAAGACCTCGTGCGTGAGGTTGCGGTTGTGCCTGCGCCACGCCATTAGACGTTCCCTGTCAGGGTGACGTCGGCGGGGTTGCCAAGCGTGTTGCCCGTGTTGTTGTAGCAGAAGGACACCTGCACATCGGTGGCGGCGCCAACGGGGTGGTCGACAACTGGGGTGACCGTGGTGCCGCTACCACGGAAGACGCAACCGATCAGGATGGCCTTGGCCCCGCTCTCTATGGTGACGTGGGCCGACGTTGCATCTTCCGGCTGCTCAAACGTGCAGTTGCGAAACACAACGGTGGGGGCAGGCGTCACTCCGCGCACGGTGACGAGGGCACCAGACACCACGGGCGGCATGAGCGTTACCCCGTCGATGACCGCATCTGCGCTTATGTACAGCGGTTTGGTGATGAAGGCCCCGGGTGCGAGCGCATGTATCTCAGTGTCCGGTTTGGTGAGGATCTTGCCGCCGTGCTCGCCAGGCGAGAGCGCGAATATGTTGCCCTTCTCCTTCCACTCAACCATGGCGGTGCCGGGCAATATCACCCCAAACGACTCAACCGTCTGGTTGACGCGGCGGCGCAGCAGCATGTTGAAGAAACCGATGCGCCCTTCCTGCGCCTTCTCCTCTGGGTTGAGGCTGCGCAGCTCTTGGAACTGTCTCTGAAGCCCGCTCAACGCCCCTTCCTCCTGCGGTTCGCACCCACGGCGCGGAACATCGCCTTAACGCTTTGTATCTTGAGCCTTTCCGCCGGGTTGCGCATGAAGCCGAAGATCATGGCCGAGACAGATGTGCCCTTCACCGAGTCCGATGTCACGATGGTATCCACCTGCTCATCGCCAACGACGTATGTATCCGTCTCATACGACGTGACCGACGAACTGGCCCACTCGACCCCAGCACTGAACTCGGCGCGCTGACCGGGGGATGCGCCTGGGATGCGGTCTCGGATTGTCTGCTCTGTCCTCGGGGTGGGGTAGAGGTTCGTCTTCACCGACACGGGGCGCCGGAATATCGCCGTGCCGCCGATGTAGTCGACCACCTGCGCCATCCAAGTCTTCAGGTCTGCGGCGAACAGGGTGTTGAAGATCCCCTGTGTCCACGAGTTCACCGTATCGGTGCCCTGGCCGTGAGACAGCAGCGTCACAGCCAACCCGCGCAGCTTAATCCTGGTGTCTGAGTTGAGAGCGACGTCTGGCCCCATGTACGCCCAATCCACAGGCTGCGCGATTGGGTCGGTGCCAGAGGTGCCCTGCACATCCTCGCGGTGCCTTGGGAACCGAGCCCACTGTTGGTAGATGTAGGCGCCAAAGTCGTGGCTCGCTGGTACAGCCTGGTTGTTGAAGACCTCGGCCCAGCCGTTGCCAGACAGGCCGGCGATGCGAAGGCCCATCGTTGACACGCCTGCTGGGAACGAGATGTTGCTCCGCGTCTTCATCGGGATGTAGCAGATGATGTTCTCGCGATAGGGTGCGATGTTCATGCCGCCGCTGGCTGCCGCAACGGGCTGATGGTCCCCGATGCCCGGCCAGACACCGCCCGCTGTACCGTTCCACTCGAGCTCGATGTAGTTGCCGTCGCGGCTGAGCGGGTTGCCGGGGGCGCCGATGTCCTTGCACGTCCTGGTCACCCAGGAGGAGATGGACGCCATGCGCTCTGGGGGAACGACCAGATCCAGGGTCGTGCTGCTGCTGTCATCCATGAAGATGGGCTGCCAGTGGGTGTTGTCGAAGAAGAACTTGATCAGGATCTGCTCGACGCCTCGGTCGGCGCCATTGATCAGATCGTAGTCCGCGTGCGCCGGCACGATCTTCACCGGGATCAGGTACGTCTCCTCTGGGGCCGCAGGCGCAGCCTCTCCAGCAGGGATGGTGACCCCAAACGATGGGGTGCCCCAAAACTTGTACCCGTGGTCAACGCGAACCCATTCGTCGAATATGATGACGCTTCTGGCTGTCACCGACCCGATGCCGCCCGTAGTGTTGGTCCAGTCGATGCGATACTTGGCCGATACACGCCGGTAGTCCTCGTCGTCAACGCTGCGGTCGAGCGCACCCCCGCGTCCGTACTCGAGCACATAAAACGAGCTCGCTTTCGTTGTGTCGCCCCATACGAGGCCCTTCGTTGTCGCGTTGTCGAAGTACGACTCCACCCCAACAGAGCCAACGCAGTAGAGGTTCTCGTCCATGGACAGCAGCCATGGACTCATTATGTTCTGCTCTACGCTGGGAACTTTCCCATAGGGTGTCGACACCTCTACTGTGTTGGACTCAAACGTCCAGAGCGACCACTGGTCTTCGGTGTAGCACAGCGTTGCACGCTGCCCAGGCAGCGTCACAAGAAGCGCCCTCAGATGGTCGCAGTAGGTGACGTTGAGCATGTTCTTGTCGAACGTCACCACGCTGTTGCGGGCCGGGTATATGGCGCTTGAGCCAGTGTCTGCGGTGGTAGCGGTAAAGAAGGTGGTGCATGGGTCGGTGATGAAGTCGGTGAAGAGCGGTGATATCGCCCGACTTATCGTCTTAATATCGAAGCCGCCAGAGGCCACATGCACACCATAGAGGCTCACCCAGATGAGCGCCTCACCAAAGTTCGCGGTGCCGTTCTGTGAGACGCATCCGATGGAGTCTGAGATACGCACAGGCGCCATCCCCTCGCCCAACAGGTCGCTGCTGCCAGGCGAGTAGGCCCACGTTTCTGACTCGGTGAAGATGTAAATGATCTGCCCAGAGCGCCCCAGCGCCGTGATCTCTTTCTCTGTGGGCACCACCACGATGTTCTGGTCGATGAATACTGTGGGCGCGAAGATGTTGGAGAAGTAGAGCACCCGCTCGTTGGCGATGACGAGGGCACCGTCGAAGGCGATCATGGCCTCTGGCTGCGGCAGAGAGGAGTCTGTGCGGTAGTTAAACGTCTCTGGGTACTGCCCCTTCGACGGGCGCACGCGCCATACCAGGGACGACTCGGAGTAAGGCCTGTTCCACTCGGCCCGAGCTGTCGCGCCGCCTGCGCCGCCATCACCATGCGTGCCGTCACGGAAGGTGGCGACCTGACGATACCTGTTCCCACGGAATGTGGCGGGGGAGTAGGCATACATGGGAACGGAGCGCGACCCGAAGTAAACGGTGTCCCCTATCTCGGCAAAGAAGAATGGGTCGTCGCCCTGGGCGCCGACCCACGACTGCATGTCTTGCTGCAGGTTCGACTCATAGTTGCCAGCCCTGGCTTCGATGTCTGTGTCAGCGATGCCGTTCTCGGACGTATGCCCGTAGATGGGCTCTTCCCACCGCTCCCTGGTGGTGGCGTCGTAGATGTTGACAAGGAAGATGTCGACAATCTGCGCTCCGTACGTGGGCGCAGCGACTGGCGTGGGCGGGGTCGTCACCTCCCCGGCCTCGTCGGTATAGATGGTGGCCCTGAAGATGCTGACGATCTGGGTGTGCCCGAAGTCGGTCTTGATGATGTGGCTGCCGAGATGTTTCTTGTAGCCCCACTCTGTCGTGTCCCCTGCGGTGTATCCGCCGAGGTTGAACGGCATGAGCGTGTCGAACTCGGCTACCTGGCCGAACCCCTGGCGTACTTCCCAGGCGCCCTGGCGGCGCAGCATATTGAGTACGAAGTTGCCCTTGGTTGGCTCTGTGTACTCAATGCCCTCGCCAAGGATGTCGATCTCTTCATACTTGACTGCCATTTCACATGTACTCCAGGTCGACCACCATCTCCACGATGCCACCTGAGCGGTTCTCTAGATACTCCTTGAGCTGCCGCTGGCGACGACTGAAGAGCGCCAGCAGCTGCTGGTTCTCGGCCGAGTCCACGATAGCGTATTGCAGATACGCGGTGAGCGCGATGATATCGTGGAACCTGTTCAGATCGTCGATGTACTCGCCGCTGCCAGGCACGATACCAGTGGTCCAGTTTATGTTCTGCTCAGGAACATAGTCGACCCGCAGCACGCCCGTGTACTCATCTGAGAAACTCACCACGGCGCCCTTGAGCACATAGTCCGCACGCCCGTCATAGGCTGACTTCAGGTTGAGCGATGGCACGAGCCTGCTCACCACGTTGTCGGTGTCCGTCGCGCTCGCCACCCTGTAGATGTCGACGAGTTGGTACAGCCTGGTCGCGGCTGGCGCAGCGGAGCCTAACAATACGCCGGCCAGGTCGAGGGTACGCGCGCTCGCAAGAGTAACCACGTGCTCCTGTGCGTAGACGTATGGCGCCATGTCGATAACAACGGACCTGAAGTCGTCATAGGCTAGCGAGAGCCACGTCACCACCTGTGCGTCATCGACAAACGTCTGGTCTGGCTCGTCCATGTAGCGCCGGAAGAGCGCAGCAACGTCGTCGGCCGTCATCGCCCTGGCCCCGGCAGCGTCATGGGCGGGCTAGACACGCCTGGCACGTTCTGCCCCTCTGCCGGGAACGCCACGTCGGAAAACGGGTCGTCGCCAATCGGCCCCTGTGGAGGCGCGGGCATCGCGACAGACTGCAGTTGCGGCGTCTCCTTCTTTACCCTCGGATGCACGGTCGTCTTCGCGCTCTGCTCCGCGTGGATCTGGTCGTCCTCGTTGACGAACGCAGCGTCGACAATGATCTGACGGATGTAGTCCTGCCGCTCATCCGCGAGCTCGTAGTATTCAGGCGATTGCGTGAACTCGTTGAAGACACGCAGGAAGGCATCCAGGTCGTCGGTGGGTAAGATCTGGATGTTGTTGCCCATGATGACGGCCTGTAGCATCTCCTTGGCGTGACTGAGTGCCAGGAACTTCTGCGCGACCTGCTGGTTGTAGGTGCGGAAGGAGATCATCTCCCGCGCCTCTGCCGGGTCCATGAGCCCCAGTTGCACGTATTCGAGCGCCTTGACCTCTCTGGCCGCAGCGTCGATCTGGAAGAGCATGTCGGCGTTGATATGGATCTCAGGGTTATCAACGATGTCCATGCTCGAGATGGCCTTCCACGCTGGCGTGCCAGAGGCATCGAGCATCTTGATCATCCGCGACTCGTTGTAGTGCCGACGCATGAGCAGCAGCACCGTCTTCATGGTGTCCTCGACCGCGTAGACGATCTCGTTCTGCGTCATAAGCAACTGCGTAGAATCCTGCTGCGTCAGCGTGCGCGCGTGTACGCCAGACTTCACACCGGGCTCTCTGCGCCCCAGGGTGATGCCGTGAGCGCCAGCCACGTCGCTCATCTCCTCCCTGAGCACCGAGGGCTCTCTGAGCACATGAGACGGCATCTGCTGCGGGTTGGCCGGCTCTGGCTTGCCTCCACCTGGGGTGAACCTGATCACCGCGCCGGGCTTGTTCATCATCGCGCCCTTGCGGACATCGGCGGTCCTGGGGATCAGCCACGGCGGATTTCCCATGAGCCTGACATTCGCATGGATCTGCGTGCGCGTGCGGTTGTAGAGCTGCTGCAGGTCTGCGATCTGCACCATCGGCCCCTGCCCCCACAGGTCTCCCTCGATGATGTGGTAACGCATCATGCGAACGGGGAAGACGTCGCGCACGTCGGAGCTCACCTCTTTTTGCAAGTAGGTGTCCCCGACCATGATGGCGTGCCGGCCGTCACGCCAGTAGACCTCGTAGACCTCGATGCGGTTCTGCGGCTTGTACTGCTGGTACTCGAGCAGTTTGTACTCGGTGTCGTCGGGGAGTTCGTCTATCTCCTTCGCCTTGTCCGGGTAGGTGTCCTTGAGCTCGCCCTTGGTGGTGTAGGTTCGTATGGCGGTCCACCGGGCATCGTCTGGACTATGCACACCCGGCTCGAAGAAGACATCGAACGGGCTGACCACCTGACAGCGCACTCGGCCATTCGTCTTCTTCGAGCCGATGACCTCGTCCTCCTTCTCCCCATCTTCTGACGGGTAGTCCCCGGGCAACAGGTCGAGCTGCTCTTTGACCTCAACGCCGGGCTCGTAGAATGTGTGCAGTACCGCGTTGCCTGTCTGACATATCCACCTGATTGCGGCAGCCCATACACGGTTCTGCTTGTCGCTGAGCCAGAAGTAGCGCAGCGCCATCTCGGAGGCGGTGGCCTTGGTGATGTCGTCCACATGATCGCTCGCCGGGATGACCACCGGGGTGGGCGCGTTCATCGTTAGCCTGGCGATGATATTGCGCTCGATATTCATCATCTGGTTGACGGTGACGCGCACCTCGCCGGGGTTGCGCTTGATCGCGTTGTAGTCTTTGACCTGACGGCTCCAGTAGAGCCACTGGTCACCAGATAGCATCCGCATGGCGGCAGACCATTCACGCTCGTGGCGCGTCTTCTCGCTCCTCGAGCGCAGGATGTGCGAGTGCATGTCGGTGGGGAACTTTGCCATGTCTATGCCAGCAGTAAGCTTTTGAGTTTGTCTACGCCGCCTGGCGCTATCTCTTCACCCGGTTGCGGCATCATCGGCTCGCGCATACCTGGGCCAGCCACCAGTTCGGGTTGCGCCTGCTGCAGGTCGCGCCCATACCTCTGCCGCTCGAGAGCCGCCTCTGCCAAGCGCCGCCTGTTCCGAACCTGCATATCGGCGGCCTCGGCTCGCTCAGGTGCAGCGATTGCGCCCGCGACCCCGGTGCCCACCTGAGACGCCGCGAGGCCGAGGATTATCCCGAGCACCGGGTTCATGCCTGCAGCAACAGCGATGCCCACGGCGGTGGCGCCGATGTTGCTCACGAGTTGCCCTGTCACTGCAGCAGTGGATGGTTTGGGCGCCTCGAGAGTAACGGGGCCAACTGGGGGTGGTACGGGCTGGCGCTTTGTTTCAACACGCGGCCCACGATCGCCCATGATGGCGCCCATCTTCGACATGGCCAACTGGCGTCTCAGTGTGTCTGCCGTGGGGCGCCTACCCATCACCATGGTCCCACTCCTGTCGCACGGTTTCCATTAACGTCGCGCCATCGTACTCCACTTCTTTGAAGTATGACCGCTCCCTCTGAATGAGCAACCACGTGTAGTAGCCGAACTCCGCGAGCACGACCGACGCTACAAGGTGGAACAAGTCTTCCATATAGAGAACGAGACGTGGCGCCAAGGGGAGGCGGCGCCACGTCTCTACACCTCTCTGGGACTACGTGGGCGTAATGCCGGTCAGGATGAGCTGCGCGTTGGGCCGCTTGCAACAGATGTTGTACCGGTGCTTCCAGAAGCCCTCGTATGCATCCTCTCCCTGCACCCTGAAGAGCACGTTGCCGTCCTCGTCCGCGAACTGCCCGGTCGTCAACTCGGCCAGGATCCAGTCGCTCGAGTGCAACATGCCGATGGTGCAGATCGGGAACTGCCGGTCGTACTGGAACTTGACTCCTCCGTAGGCGAGGTTCTGCTGGTTGTCCATGATCTTGCCGCTATCGCCGTTGATGACGACGTTGTTGGCCTCAGTGCCCATGATGCCGGTGAGCTGCACGGTGTAGCGATGACGCATGAGAGCGTTCATCACCATCACATCCGCATCGACACCCGCGTCCTGCTGGAGCGTGTCCATCATGTACTGCAGCCGGTCGAGGCTCAGGTCAGAACCGGGGTTGATCCTGTTTCCGTTGCCCACGTCATGCGTGATGACGGTGCTCTGGAGGATTGCCGCAGGGGTGGTGCCCGTGGCGAACCGATCGACATCGAAGTGAGTCTGACTCGCCAGGTTGTCGAACAGGCCGATGGGCTGGTTGGTGATGATGTTCTGCAAGCCCGTCGCATGGCCCGCCCAGGTCTGCGGGTTCTGGCCGAACGGATCGCCTGCCGAGTCGACGCTCGGCGTGCTCTTGATACGCACGCCGATGGCGCGCTCGTTTCCGACGGCCGCCGTCGTGAAGACCGACGGCGTGGCGGCGGTGTTCTTGCCGAACCGGATGTCGATCGTCGGGTTGGTTCGACTGTCGTCGAAGCCGGTGACGAAGTAGTTGCCGTTCACTGTCGCCGCGCCCGTGGCGGTGACAAGGATCGGGATCAGTTCGTAGGTGTTCATGTCCACGAGCTCGATCGGGATCCAGGTCGCCGGCGTCGCAGCCGCGACTTCGAGCCCCGTGCGGGTGCCGTCGAAGTAGCTGAAGTCCCCCTGGTACTCCCACGTCGCGGCATCCGACATCTCGGCGGGCACGTTGGTCTGCGCCCCACCGCACTGCTCAGGGCTGACCCTGCGCTGGTTCAGGAAGCCCTTGGTCTGGCCACCGTAGATGTTGACGGCGTTCTCGTTATTGGAGATGTCGCGCACGAGGCGGTCCATCTCCTCGTTCATCACGCCCGCGAAGGCGCCGACACCCGAGCTCGCGGCCGTGTCCATCGCCAGGCCACTGACCTGGAAGCGGCCGTAGGAGCTGTGGCTGTTGATGCGGAGGTCGCGGTACTGCTGCTCGCCAGCGGTCGGCAGCACGCTGGGCGCCTCTCCCTGGAAGCCAACGCCCGTGTTGCGCCCGACGTGGATGGGGATGACCATCTGCTTGCCGGACCAGCCCTTGGACTTCTTCTGGAAGTACTCGCGGATCCAGACGCGGTTGTTGATCTGCTCTGCGACAGGTCCCTGATAGAACTCTTTGAGCATCGGCCCGAAGGTGCCGACCCCATTAATGCCTACTGTGGCGGCCATGATGGCCTCCTATTGCCTGAGAATGGTTAAAGCGACGTTCGCTCCCTTAACGCTTCGGCAAAGGCCGACGTGGCCTCATGGATCGACTGCGGCGCTCGCCCTCCAGTCGGCGGAGGCGGCGCAGTCGCAGAGGCCCCGGGGCGGCGGAAGGCTCTCGCCTCCGTTGCCGCCTTCTCGGCCTCTGCGAGCTTCGCCTTGAGTTCCTGCACCTCCTGCTGAGCGTCGGCCGTATACCGGCCCCGCATCTCCTCACGACCCCTCTGGATGTGAGTAGCCACGGCGGCGACATCGACCGCACCGTCCGCTGCGACGGCCTGCCAAAGCTCCTGCCTACTGACCTCTGGGTGCTTCTCCACGGCCGCCGATATCTCAGACTCAAGTTCGTTCGAGACGAGTTGGTGAGTGCGCTGCTGCTGCCACGACTTGACGGCTTCGAGTTCGCTCTTGAGCGCCGAGATCTCAGCGCCACCTGGCGCCTCGTCAGCCTCTAGAAGCTCGTCGAGCCACTGGTCGGCAGACTTCTCGTGCGGCTGGGCTTGCGCCCGCTGCAGGGTGATCTGCTCAAGGTCGTGGATGCGTTGCTGCGCCTGCTGAAGGTCACGCTCTCTCGAACGGAACTTCTCGTTTACCTCTCTGAACCTGCCGTAGGGAACCGACTCGGGAACCTTTGGAGCCTCAGACTCCGAGTCATCGCCCTTGGTCTCCACCTCTTCTTTAACGTCCTCGGCGTCTGAAGACGAACCATCCTCCGCTTGCTTAGAGTCCGTGGAGTCATCGGACTGTGGGGGGCCGTCGGCTTGAGCCTCGACTTCAGGCACCTCTTCGCCAGAGGCCGTTGCCTCCATCCTCGAGACCATGTCATCGTATTGCTCGTCGCTCAGGAGCCCCATCTCAACCTCCGTTTAACGCCCGGTCGGCTAGTTTGACCCCTCCATCGCTAGAGGGTGTGACGTGTTGACGTCTGACTCGTACCAGTCGTCCCATTCGTCAGTGTAGTTTCTGCCTGTGCTGTGCTCGAACTGCAAGCTCTCGCGTATATTCTCAGGCCTCTCGTTCATGCGATCTTCACGCACCACAGCCGCCTGGTGAGAGCCGTAGACCGCGAGTGCGGTGGCAATGACCATGTCATCGTGATGCCCGCTCTGCGCCTCTGGCTTTCCGCGCTGCGAGTAGACGAAGTGATTGGCTTCGCACTGGAACCTACGATCGCGGGCGTCGAAGTGATTGTCGTAGAGCAACTCGTAGAGCTTACTGAGCATGAGCGGGCGCGAGGCGCGGTCGGTCCAGAAGCCGTACTTCTTGGTCCAGGTGTTCTCGCCATCCCTCTGGTCGAGCTTGTGGTAGATGTAGGGGTAGTTACAAAGCCTGAGCTCCTCGATGATGGTCAGCCCATAGCTATTGGCCTCGGGCACCACCAGCGCTCTCCACTTGTGCGCCTCGGCCAGCACGCGCTTACCAAATGAGCGCGGCATCACGCGCTCGTAGTAGCTCGCCACGGTCACAACTTTCTTCGGGTCGGTGACATCGATTACACAAAAGGCCGAGAAGTCCCCCTTCTCCGCGCCGGAAGCCGTGTCCACGCCCATCACGTATGTGTGCCACTTTTCAGGCTTGGCGTGCGCGACGTACCCCGGCTCGGGGTCTCCACCTGGGAAGGAGCAGTGGAAGAAGCGCCCACCCGTGGAGACAAAGCTCTGCTCCGCGATGATGGGATACTCCTGATGCAGGATGCGGAGTTTCGAGTTGCACTTGAGGCGATAGGTGTCGACGAACCAGTTGCTCTGCCCCTCGGTCAGCTCGAACTCCTCGACCATCTCTTCGATCTCAGGCGGCATGTTGCGTGGCACCTTGCTCGAGATGCACTCCGGGTCATCGGTCCAGGGGTAGAAGACGCGGTGGTACTCTAGCTCCGAGTCGTTCCACATGGAGTAGGCGAAGTTCATTCCGTTGGCCGTCGTCTCCAACACCACCTCGGGGTCGTGACCAAGGGAGTTGAAGAGCGCCGCCATGGTGTCGTCGGGGTTCTCGTAGCGGCTGAACTCACTGCAGTGCAGCGCCACTGGCGTGCCACCGCGCGCCCCTTCACTGTTCGCCGTGCCGATGATGATGCGCGAGTCGTGGATGAAGTGCAGCTTATGGACCGTCTGATGCTTCAGAGGCACGCGCATGAACTTCGGCAGGTGCTCGTAGAAGCGGTGGTAAATGGGCGCGATGTTTTCGAGCACCGCCTTCTCGCTGTGAGCGATTACAGCGACCTCGAAGCCGGGCCGGAAGAGCGCCTTCCAGAAGAACTTGGCGGCGACGAAGGTGCTGATCCCCACCTTTCTGCTCTTGAGCACGTAGGTGAACGGCTGCGCGTCCATCACTTCAGCGAAGTCAGCCTGGATGGGGTTGGGCCTGAGTGTGACGAGCTTCTTTCGCTTGTCGAGTATCTTCAGGTACTTCTGGCAGAAGTACGGGAAGTCCCAGGCGCACCGGCGTAGCTCCTTGAGCTGCGCCGCGTTCAATGAATCGACTTGATGCGGTCAGACGTGTCTTCGCTCTCGTTCATAAGATCGCGCCAGCCCTCACCGTCGAGGTCTTTGCCGCTCTTCTCGGTCAGCAGGCGGTGCTTCTCTTCGAGCATCTTGAGCTTCATCTCTTCTTGCGCCAGGCGGTTGTAGTCGAGCTTGCGCAGGGTATCGATGTCGGCCTCGTGCCGCTCCTTGAGACGGAAGCGACGGGCGAGCAGCCACTGCGCGGTCTTGACGTTGACCTTCGCGTCCTCGATGACCAGTGCTTCGAGATGCACTTGCGCCATCCCCTCGGCGCGCATCATCTCGGCCAGCATGTCCTGGCAGCGTCCACGATTGACCTTGCCGTGGCGTGTGACCGCGAAGAGTTGCCAGGGCTTGATGCCGACCGCCTTGGCGGTGGCGGTGCGCGTGTGTCCCACCCTGAGCATCGACACGATGGTCTCCAGGTGCGGCTGCACGACCTTGATGCAGACCTCGAGGGACGGGTTCATCTCATCTCTGGGCTTATCAGTGGAGCTCTTCGACATTGTTCTTGTACTTCCTCACCGTCATACCGATGGCCTTGAACGGCGTATTGGGATGGGTGACAAGGTTGAGTGCGGCCATGAACCGGGTGGTGTCCTTCGCGAGCAGGTCCATCTTATCAGACACCCTGGAGCCCGTAGCCAGACCCTTCTCCCAGGTGCGCGAGAGCGTATTGCCTCGGATCTTGTGCAGATACACCAGCAACAGGGGCTTCGCGGCCTTCTCGCGCTTACCGAGGCGCCGCTCTCCGAGCATCTTGAGCGCCTCTTGCGTGTCACGGAGTGCTGTGATCTGCAGCCCTACGGCGCGCTCGACCTCTGTCAGCGACGGGTCCTGGTCCACGCACACCGAGACGGCGCCCATGAGCGAGTCGAGCAGCCACTGGAACGGTGCCCCTGGGGCCGGGTCGTACCTTATCTGATTTTGCATCGCGTCGTCTGCTCGATGGACTGCAGGACGAAGTGGATGCCGTGGCGTCGCTGAGCCAGCGTCGCGCAGTAGTTGAGGCACGCGGCGAGGATCTTCTCGGGGTCGACCTGCCGTTTGGTGCTGGCCTGCTCGAGGAAGTACCCGGCCTGCTTCTCGGCCTTGGCGCCGAGGCAGCTGAGGTCGAGTGTCTGCCTCTTGGGCGCGGGGGCCGGGTCGGGCTTCTTCTCAGCGTTGGGCTTACTCTTCGTCTTGTTCGCCATCGAGTTCCTCCTGCGTTGGCTCGTACGGTAAGACCCAGTCGGAGGGTCCGCAAGATGCCAGTATTGCAAAGAAGGTATCAGCAGCCATGTCGATTCGCCAGTCTGAGCGATCGTCACGCCACAAGACGATGGGCAGACGGCCATCCGTATCGCCTGCGGCCTGCACGATGGCGCGTCGCACTGGGCAGCGTTTGCCTCGCTTGACCTCGACCCAGAACTGCGTGTCCTCGACATCCGCTTCACGAGCTCCTCTAGACTGGCTGTCCCCGCGCCTGGCCTGGTAGCCGCGATCGGTGAAGAGGCGGACGGCCTCGCGCTCGCCACGCTTGCCCTTCTGCCTGCTGCTACGCCCCCCCACTGAGCACTCCCCCGCCCCCGCACAACGGACACCTGCGCGACAGCTGCAGCATCTGGTTCATGTCCCCACCGAGCGCCAGCCAGAGCTTGTCGAGCGCATCGAGGCTCTTCTGCACGCTGGGGACGTAGACATCGTTTTCGAGCCTACAGAGCGTCGAGAGGCTGATCTGAGCACGCCTGGAGAGCTCGCGGAGGCTGAATCCGCGCTCGATGCGGAGCGTCTGGACGTATGAGCCCAGGGTGAGGGCGCCTTCTCTACTTTTCATCCGGTCGTCTCCAGCAGTCCAAGTTGTCCGCCGATTGGTGGTGACGGTTGCGGCATCGCAGATGGGAGTAGTTGCAGCGCGTAAAGCCGCTTGGTCTTTGTGCGCCCGCATGGCACCCATCCGGCCATCTGGTAGCAGTATCCAGGGTTCGCCTTCGCCCTTGTCTTCCCACGGTCAACGAATGTGATGAAGCCGAGGTCGGGCGGCTCGCCAAACACAAAGCGCGTGGCCGCCACGGCCTCGGTGATGAGCTCGGAAGACAGCCCGGCGCCCTCATTTCTGAAGGCAGAGCACACCCATGCCCCCCCCACTCGTGCTTAACATACTCGGCATACGGCCACGAGGTGACCCAGAAGGCGCGGCCCGTGAGCGTTTCCGCGTACAGAACGCAGCACCTGCCCGGCGGAACGAAGCCCGGCGCACCGATCTTCTGCCGATTATAGTGCCGATCGGCCAGCTCGCGACACTGCGGGTCATTCCTACCCCTCACCTCCCAGCGCACTTAGGCCCCTCAATCGCAGCACTGCTGCCAACCCCTTCCCACCAACTCAAAACGTGCTCTCCCAGGTGCCCGAGCGCTCGTTCGGCCGTATGCACCGAGGTAAACACCGTTGGGCGGCCGTTATGCAGCCTTTTCCGCAGCATGTCGCTCAATGTCTGCGCCCCGTGGGCGCTCAGGCGCTCTACACCCAAGATCCTGCCGTCTGGGGTCGTCCTGACGAGCGGAAAGACGTCATCGAAGACCAAAAGCTCACATTGCATGGCCTTATCGAGGATTTTCCACTGTTTGGCGCCGTCATCGAGGTAGCACCGCTTGCAGGCGGTTACAAAGTCCTCATATTCCAGCCACATGAGGCTCTTGGAGCGCTCTCCCATGACCATCTTGATGACTGCACGGGCTGCGGCGGTGGATTTACCGCTCTTTCGGGGGCCTGAGAGCCATATCGAGTCCTCGGGGTTGCCGTTGAGCCAATCATAGAGCGCCTGGTCGGCTGCTTCACGGCCATCGCGACGCTCGTAGTCGGCCGCAGCCTCCTTTAGCCTCCTCGGGACGTAGCATAGGCGGCTCTCTCGGAGCGACCTCTCTTCCTTGGCCCTACATGTGGAGCACTGGCTCGGCGGTATGTACCAGCCGCCACGCCCACGGTCCTCGGGCTGCACCCATTCGGTGCAGTCCTCAGCGCAGCAAGGGGTCTGGTATGGTCGCCTACACGCTGGACATAGGGAGGATGCCTCTATCGGGTGTCCACATGGGCACTGATCACCTCCTAGCTCGAGACCGTGAAGCGTCGACAGGGTTGCAGCAGGTGTACACAGGTGGGCCACCGACACAGGCACTGGCCAGCGCGAGGCGCCAACCTCGATAGTATCATGGCCCCTGGACGCACGCTCAAAGATCTGTCGCATGTTCATCGCTATCCTCCTCGAAAAGCTCTATCTGGCGGTCTGGGATACCGAGCATCGCCCGGTGCTCCTTCTGCTGCTCGACTGTTGGCTTACCCTTGGGCACCCACTCGATGAGTGTGCTATCACTGGGTTGTGGTAGCCAGATGGCCCAGCAGTGAGAAGAGGTATCCGAGTGTCCGTCCCCAGTAAACGAAAGCCTGCCCTCGAGCCAGAGCAAGACGTCTGGACTGTAGACGGCGCCACGGTCACCCTCACCCCACCAGGTGACTCTCGTGAGCACGGCCCCGAAGCTATGGTAGTACCGGCAGTGTTCCTCGATGCGGTGGACGAACCTGAGGAGCTCACGCCCGTAGGGTGGGTTGGCGACGACGTGGCTGTCTGGTGGCCAGAGCCTCGAGATGCTGTCCTGAATGCTCACCGACTTTACGCCAGGGACCTGCTCGAGAGGCTCGCGGAAGCGTTCGTCGATATCGTAGACGTGCCAGTGTGCTCCCAGGGGACTGAGCCACAGTGGCAGGGCGCCCATGCCTGCTGCTGGATCGACGACATCGCCCAGAGCGTCTACCCGCCGCCGGTAGAACCAGTGCAAGAGAGGCAAGACAGCCTCTGGGGGAGTCGGGTAGTATTGATTGATTCCGCCGATCACGAGGAGGACTCCTGATGGCTATCGGCGTCGCACCCCCCGCAGAGAGACAGCAGGCCGCGAAGAACTGGATCGGAGACGCCGTCAAGCGCGAGGGCCGGGTGCGGAAGTACCTCGGCGTGGGCAAGGGTGAGACGATCCCCATGACCGAGCTGCAGGCCGCTATCAAAGACCTCGAGGGACGCAGGGACAAGGATCCGTCGCTTCTCGCCGCGCTCAGACTCGCCAAACGCTTCAAGCAGCCTGGAGGCATCTAGATGAAGGAAACGCACGACGCACCCATAATCACCATCTCCATCCACCTGCCACCACCGAGTGGCAAGAGGGGAAGGAAGAAGGGCGAAGAGGCTTCGGCGCGAAAGGGCATCGCCAAGAAGAAGCTCAAGGACGAACCAGAGGAGACAGAGGAGCCCAAGAATAAGGGGGACTAGATGGCGCACGGCGACTACACACTCGAGCACGCGAAGCACTACCTGGACGTCACCAGTCCTGGTCCTGGCGGATGGGGCTCTCAGGTTATCGAGTGGTCGCGGCAGGGCGCGGCGGCTGACGATTCTATGGGCTACCGACGAGCCTTCGGCATCATCGCTGAGTTCAACACGCTCCAACAACTGCACAACGCCGTGAACCAGGGCAACGCGAGGCAAGTCGTCATCCTCCTCAATAAGATCAAGTCGTCGGCATACGGTGCGTTCGGCACCCCCTACAGAGGGAATCTCCCAGGGAAGCTCGACGACAACATCCAACTCACGCTCTCGGCCCCGAAAGCGCGCATTGACGCCATCATCAAAGGGGTGGAGTCGGGTGACGGGTCTATCCATGCGCTGCAGAAGTCGCTCGACGATATGTACTCTGAAGGGCGCGACATGCTGGGCAGAAAGGCGCCAAAGAACGCCAGGCTCACCGAGGTCCGACCGGGCACATTCCAGTGGACGGGGTGGGAAGACAACCCCGAATGGAAGGCCTACCGCGAGGGCATGGCCGAACACCGCAGGTCTGCCGCACAGGCCAAGCAAGCGGCGGGGCAGCAAAGGGGCGCGATGCCCACGCTGCAGTCGAGCGGCCAATACGCGCAACTGCAAGACCTCTTCGCAGCCCACGAGGGCGGGGGAGGTGCGAGGCCAGGGCAAACGCCCGCGACGAAGCCAGGCGCCGTACCCTACAGCGACACGCCTGGCTTCGTCGGGATGCAGGCAGCGGCCTACTCCCCCAGCGCGAAAGAGCCTGACGACTACGAATACTAGACTCACGCGGGCTTCTTCCAGGCACGCGCCTCGACGCCCGACATGGAGTTGGCGATCACCTCGAGCATCTGCCGGTGGTCCGAGGTGGCAAAGCAGACACCAGCCTCCCACTGGTTCACCGAGTCCGTCGACACCTGGAGCATCCTCGCCAGCTCAGGGCGACCGATCTTGAGCTTCTCCATACGCACCGAGCGAACCATCTTGCTCCAGTGCTCCAGGTCGAAGCCACGGCGCTTCGCGTTCTTCCGAGACGCCCGACGGCGCTCCGTACTGCCCGAGCTCAACACCTTCCCGGTGACGTAGCTCTTCTCCTCCACCGGGTGCCCAGGGCCGCGACCATGCACCGTCACGCGGTCCTTCCACACCGTCTTGTTGAACGCACGGCTGAACGACTTCTGCGTCTGACATGGCGTGTCAGTAGCGCGACACCAACCCTCGAAGCTCGCGTACAGCTCTGCCGCCTTGGGCGTCGGCTTCTTCTTCTTCGGGCTGTTGTATCCACCCATGTGGTGCGCGTCCCACTCGTCACAACAGGCCAGCACCCACATCTCAATCGAGCTGGGCGTCACCAGGCCGTGGAAACGCTCTGCCGTGAGAGGCTCTGCAGCCTTGATGTTCATGCGCCTGGGAGCGGGCTCAACCAACCCCGTACCCGTACCAGCGATGGTCGGCTCAACCACCACAGGCTTCGGGTCGCCAGGCCGCTTGAACTCACCATCACTCAACTCTTCCTTGGTGAACGCAGAGAGTGCTGTAGCGATCTCCAACGCAGCATCGCCCATCAACAGCACAGCGTCGTGCAACTTCTGCACGTCTTGGCTCGTCCTGTACCACGGTACTGAAACGGCTGTCTACTACTACTTCTAATATAGAGAGAGAACTGCTGAACTTGACGTATCTGCACCGCAATGCTACCCTCGCGTCGGCAAGGCCGCCTTGGAAGCTCGCTTCCATCGGGCGGACTGCTAGCGAGGGGCAGCCTTTACGGAGCCAAGTGGCCGTATCTAAAGGGATTTCTCAATCCCTTAGGGCACAATCCTGAAAACTGCGAGCGATCTGAGGCTTGTGATCTAGCACGTGAGGGGGGGTGACGGGGCGACTGGCCACGCCCGCGGATCCGGGCGCAAATGCGCGCCGAAAGGGTGCCCCGTGAACCCTTCTACGTGCCGCGGAATCGGCACCACGACAGCCCCGGATCGGACCCGAAACCGACCCGGTGGACAGCCCGTACCGTAAACCTGGCACGGCCCTTGCATTACATGCGTCAAGCCCTTAGCAACGGCGATGGTCTACCCTACCGCGTCAAGTAGGGCTCGCAACCCGTCGAGGCGGGCGCCCACCCGTGACCGTCCCATCGTCGAGGGTTGACGGTCACCCGGGATCGGAACGTGACGCTCTGCAGCGCCCACTAGCACATGGATCACAAGGCGATTGAGTCTACGGGTGCGGTCAACCTTGATTGCGCCACCA